GAACTCATCGAAAAGCTTTGAGACCTCGGCTTGAATGTTGTTGCGAACGATGTTGTAGTCCACGCCTTGCAAGCCCTCGACCTTGGCGTTTAAACGCTTAGACAAGTTCTCGAACGATGAGACGATGTTCGTGTTCTGACGAAGTTGTTCGCTGAGTGATGAGTCCACGACCTTGCGAATGCGTTCGATGTCCTCGGCTTGCTTGGCAACCTCGGCAGTGGCGTTGATGATTTTCTTGCGAATGTCATCGGGGATTTGAGCGGACGATGCGACTGCGGTTGCACTCGTGCCACGTGCTTGGCGAACGTGGTCGAGTGTTGTCTTGCCGGTGTTGATGAGAATGCTCACTTGCTCGACCGCAATGTTTTTGTCGGTCTGAGGTTGAACGCCGTTCGCAATGAGCGTGGCGTTGAGTTGAGCGAGAGGGATGAGAGAGAGTTGACGTTCGGTTTGCATGGTTTAAGCCTCCATTGATTGATGAAATTAAAGCGAGAAAGTTGAGCCGTCATTCGGGCATGTTGGTAGCCCTTGGTCAGCCCATGTTTTGGTGAGTCGAATCGTGTAACCGCACTGAGGGCAAACCGCCTTGAGCATGCGAGTGCCTTGTGGCTTGCGTAGTGCTGAGACGTTTAAACGACTATGAGGGTATGCACCCAAGCCCTCGATGAGTGGCGTGAAGTTCTCACGAAAGCGTTGCCCTACGGTTGTCGATGTGGGCTTGCCCTCGAGCCAAAGCTTTTTTACACACGAGGGGAAACGTCCCTTGTGACCGTCACCGTCAGTCGCTGAGTGAGCGAGTTCGTGCACGAGAATGCCGAACACCTCGATGGGGTCATCTTGCACCGGCGAGATGAGAATCTCATGAGTGCCGTCATCCGATGCCTTGGCAGACCAGTGCTCACCGATGGCACGATTGAGAGAGCGAGCGTGACGAGATGGGAAACCGCAAGTCACCCGAATTTTGTCGGGCAAGGGAAAGCCGTTCGATTTGAAGATGGGACGAAGTTCAGTGACGGCGTTGTTGAGCCAGTCTTCACGAGTTAAGTTATCCATGATTGATGCCTTTCTTGATTAATGATTTGAGAGTGTTACGACCGAGGCATTCGCCTTGATGTTGAGTGCCGTTCGCATAGGTGTAGGTTTCACCGCAACCGCCCGCCCAGTCGAGCAAAGCGACTGCGAACAGTGCCACGAATACGAATGAAAAAAGAACAGAGAAAATTACTTTGAGCATGATGCCTCCCTTATGCGTAGATTGCCTTGAGCGCAAGCGTGTCAAGCTTGACGGTCTCAGCGAGTGGGTGAAGTTGCGATTGTTGCTTGCTCGTACTTGGCGAGTACTTGTCGGCGTTCTCGTACCACACGCCGTTGATGTGAGCGAACAGTGGGAAGTGATAGCCGTATGAGAACACTACGAACACGCCATTGATGACCTCAGCGAACGTGTTTGAACCCTTGAACGGTGCACGAACTTGCACGAATCCACGAGCGGTTTTGTTTGAAATTTTCGACATGGTTTAAGCCTCCAATTGAGTTGAAAAACGATGCGACTGCATCCGCAAGCACACTCGATGAATGCGCTTGAAGGGCAGTCCCTTGTCACCCTTATTCACGAGGGTGAGACATGGGCGAAGTGCCTTGCCGTCTTTTCGCCTTGGTGAGACGTGAATCGGTTCGTATGCTTGCCCCTCGAAAATGTGTAGGTGAGTGGGCGTGAGAGCGAACGTCATCGGGTAGGTGACTTCACATAGTCAAGAGGGCTTGTTCTTTCGGTTTGTCCCCTGATGTGTAAGTGGGTGACATGTTGAAAGCGTTTACCTCTCGGGCTTTCTGCTCGGGCTAGAGTGTTTGCGAGTCACTCATCTAAGCCGTCTTGTTCATCCGATGCAAGCACCGAATGAGCCTCAATGCTAGCACATGTTTAAACGATTGTGCAAAATATTTTTATTGAATAACCCTACGAACTTGTCGGGAACTGTATGGGTGACCAGTGGTTGGTCGAGAGACCGATTTAAACGCCCTAGAATCGATTTTCGATGGTGCAAGCACCTACCCCCTTGGCGTGCTTGCGTTCGTGCAACCTAGACGTTTTTCACTATTTTGGTGCATTTTTTATCCACAATTTTCGGTGGATAACTTTTTTTGTCCACAGGGGTGTGAATAACTTTCGGGTCGTTTAAACGTGGGTTTTTGAATTGAAGCCACGTTGTGGAATCAATTCAAGTTGAGCCGTTTAAACATCGAGACGAGTAGCTCATGCGATGAGCTAGTGCGAAGCACAACGGACTCGAGTTGGCGATGAGTGAGAGAGAGATGAGAGAGGTTGTTGCGTGAAGTGCGAACAGACCTTGACAAACCATGTTTAAACACCGAGGCTCAGAGGTATTGCGTAGAGGGTAAAAAGCAAACAACACGAAAGGCACACGATGGACGACAACACAATGAATCACGATGCAATCAACACCGAGAGCGAACGCACAAGCAAGAACGTTGAGGGGCTTGGAATCAGCGAAGCGATGCGGTCAAGGGTTGAGAATGTAGTAGAGAAGAAGAGAAGAGATGGCAAGCCAATAGGGGTGAAAGAGAAAGAACCTCGCATGACTGCGAAGATGAGATGCTTTGCTTCTTGTGTTGCTCAGGGAATGTCAGCACGTGAGGCTTACGTGAAAGCCTATGACACAAGCAGAATGAGCGATGCGAGCGTTATCGCTGAGGCGAACAAGCTAATGCGTGACCCTCGAATAAGTAAGTTAATGGAGGGTGTTTGGGAAGCCGTAGAACAAAACATCATTGACGATGCCATTGCCACTCGGCGAAAGATTATGGGTGACCTCATCAAGCATGCTGATGATGACAAGGCGAGACTCAGTGACCGATTGAAATCACTCGAGTTGATGGGTCGTGCGATTGGCATGTTCACCGATAAAACAGAAACGAAAACAGAGGTCGTTGATGCCGAGCAGTTGAAGCGTGAACTTGATGAGCACGTTGACAAGTTCATGAGTGTTCGCAAAGCCATTCACTGAGAACGATTGGCGTTTAAACTGGGGTACGCCGTTGCGATGTGCGTGACGTGCGACACCCACTCCCCACCACCCCCGCCGGAACGACCGTACCGCCGCTCCAGCCTGTACGCTCTATTTCCCACATCCCACCACTTCATCTCAGTGCTATGCGAACGTTCCCCCCTCCCACTTCTTCATTTTTCCACTTGACAGTTTAAACAGCGTATTGGACAATACCCCCAGAACGTTTTCATTTTGTTCACCCCGGGGGGTATATATGTCTGAGGTAAATATTTGTCACATCAAAAACAATTGGGATGCGACTGCAATGTTGGCTCATGCACAACAACGTATAGAACCAAATGAAAGCGTAATTGTTTTGTTTTATGAAGACGGTCAGCTATGTCGTTTGTCTGCCAACATGGACCATCAGAATGCTGTATGGATGCTTGAATTGGCTAAAAGTAACATCATGCATGACTGCATACATCATGAATGGGAAACACAATGAATAAAATAAAAATTGCGGATGTCGTGAACCTTGCAAATCAACTTGACCCTGACGAGATTCAAGTCTTGATTGCGGTATTGATTCAGCTTCACGACTCCAAGGCGTTAACGAGTAAAGCCACAGGATGGCGTAAACGACAAATTGAGGAGCAAATCCATGCAAAGACGTAGTTTCTTAAAAACCATTGGCATTGGCTTGGCGATGAGCCAATTGCCAGCTTCGTTTGTATTGGCTAAGGACAGCATCAACACAACAGATGAGCTTTATAAAAAAATGACTGAGATGTTTAACTGCACCGATGGCGAACCGAGAGCTTTCATGGAAATGCCGATTGCTAGGGCTAGGAACATGTTAGATGAGCGTACCGTCAAAGCTTTAATGCCATACAAGTCAGAGAACGGCAAAGACGTGTTTGTTCGCATGACCTACAGTACGTTCGCATTCTGCGTAGCTGGTGGCAGTGAGATGGTGGCAGAAGCCAAGCTTGCTCAGTACTTCTACGAGGGATTTAAAACAATTGCGGGGAATGACAAGCCTACTCTCCTATGGCGGTCTAAACCTACATTTGAGTCAGAAATTGTCAAGCAGTACGGTGAACTGTATGCGACCCGAGAAGAAATTGAGGATGACATAGTCAAGCTTAAAGACATTCCGCCCGGATATGAAGAAGAGTTTGCCACTGGAAACATCCGTAAATTAGTGGCTGAAGTGCCCTACTACCGCATGCGTATGCGACTGGTTATTCCTGAATACCAGAACTTTGAACAACTGGAAGAGATGGTCAAACCAGAGGGAATGGAGATGCCGAAGCTATGAATCGTGAGGAGGCGTGGGCTAAGTACCTACAAGAAGGCGGTAAACCTGAGCACAAAGAAGCCTTTTTTTCCGGCTGGTTCTTTGCCAAACAACGTCCTATCTTTGATGATGATGAAAGAGAAATAAATGACTAAGCAAATCAACCCAACAGAACCCATTCATTTTGCATGGAATACTTTTGTGGATGAAATGAGCGATAGCAAGTTTGGACCGACCGATGCGTTTAAATGGGCTTGGAAAGAATCCCAAAAACAAGAACATGCTAAAGAATGGGTAGGGTTGACTGAAAATCAAATAGATAAATTAGAAAAAGAATTTATTGGTTTTCCTGTACCCAATATTTATAACTTTGTTCAAGCAATAGAAGCTAAATTAAAGGATAAGAACACATGAATCTGCCAAGCCACAAAGCGGGGTTGTACTTAACACACAACCAGCATAAAGACTACTATGAATCAATTCAAGACCACATTAATGAATATCCCAACATAGATGCGGATTACTTTGTTTCCCCCGAAGACATGCAAAAGTGCATAGACACTGACGAACTTTGGGAGTTGCAGTGGTATCCCGAAACGCCTATTAGCTTTCATAAAGTAATCGGTTCATCACTTGAGATTGTCTTGAAGCGGGCAATGGAGATTGAAGCTAAATTAAAGGAACGCAACACATGACTGAACGACAAAAACAAGTGTTTGAATTTATACAAGCTTATATAACGCTTAAAGGTTTTGCTCCATCCTATGCAAACATTGCTCAAGGACTGGAACTCAAAAGCAAGTCCAACATCCACCGTCTTGTCCATGAACTCAAGAAAAAAGGATTGCTTCACGTGAAACCTCATGAAGTAAGGTCTTTAAAAGTCATCGATAAGTCCGTGAAAGAAATGGTTAAATTGTGAAAGAGTGCTGGCAACCAATCATTCCTATGCGATGGAATAAGCGGCATGACGCTAGGATATTGCAACAAGCATGGGCTAAGTTTGTCCTTGGTCCTGAAGGTTGGGTGCAGACAAAAGAGCATGAATGGCGTGACGTACCAGTAGACCCTGACGATAAGACTTATTGGAGCCAAGATGCCACTCCTCACCAAAACTGAGATACGCAAATATCAGGAGATGTTGAAGACGCTCCCGAAGGGGCATCCCAACATTAAAAAGATTCATACCGTCTTGAAGGCTGACCAAAATGAACGATGCAAAGAAAACTTCCTACCATTTGTACAGTCAATGTGGTCCGCTTTTATCGCTGGTGAGCACCACGCAATCATGGCGAATGCATTTGAACGAGTTGCGGAAGGTTCTCTTAAACGCCTCATCATTAACATGCCACCCCGACATACCAAGTCTGAGTTTGCATCTTTTCTGTTTCCGGCGTGGTATCTTGGTAAGTACCCTGAACGTAAAATTATCCAAACGGCTCACACAGCAGAACTGGCAGTGGGCTTCGGTCGTAAGGTTAGAAACCTTGTTAATACTCCTGACTATCAGGCGATTTTTCCTACCAAACTGTCTACAGACAGTAAAGCCGCCGGACGTTGGAATACTCACGCAGGAGGGGACTATTTTGCGATTGGTGTGGGCGGTGCAGTAACCGGTAAAGGTGCGGACGTTCTTATTATTGACGACCCGCACTCCGAACAAGAAGCCATGCTTGGTAACCCTGCCGTTTATGAGCGTGTCTATGAGTGGTACAACTCCGGTCCACGTCAGCGTCTCCAACCGGGAGGCTCCATCATCATCGTGATGACACGCTGGTCAAAGAAAGACTTAACCGGTCAAATCATCGACTCATCGTTTAAACGAGACGGAAGTAGTGAGTGGGAAGTCATTGAATTTCCTGCCATTTATCCTTCGGGTAAACCCCTATGGCCTGAGTTCTGGAAGCAAGAAGAACTTGAAGCCATTCGTGCCGAACTCCCTGTCTCCAAATGGGAAGCCCAGTACCAACAGAATCCTACCTCTGAAGAAGGGGCGATTATCAAACGAGACATGTGGCAGTTGTGGGAAGACGAACGTCCACCACCATGCGAATACATCATCCAGTCTTGGGACACGGCGTTCGAGAAGTCTTCACGGGCTGACTATTCTGCTTGTACAACATGGGGCGTTTTCTACAAACCCAATGACAAAGGCGTGGATGTTGCCAATATCATTCTGCTCGATGCGGTCAAAGCCCGTATGGAATTTCCGGCGTTAAAAGCCAAAGCCCAGCAAATGTACAAAGATTGGAATCCAGACTCCTTGATTATTGAAAAAAAGGCGGCTGGTGCACCATTAATTTATGAATTACGTGCGATGGGAATTCCACTATCCGAATATACACCGAGCAAAGGAAATGATAAGATAGCCCGTGTAAACGCTATATCCGATTTATTTGCATCGGGTTTGGTGTGGTGTCCGGGTACAAGATGGGCTGAAGAACTCGTGGAAGAGCTTGCATCCTTTCCGAACGGCGACCATGATGACTTAGTCGATTCGACAAGTCAAGCTTTGATTAGGTTCCGTCAGGGTGGTTTCATCCGCTTGGATTCCGACATGCCGGATGACGAGGTGTACTTCAAACGCAAAGTGGCTTACTACTAGGAAACATCATGATTGACAAAGGTTTATATCAAGCACCGCAGGGTATCCAAGGATTACCGGAAGCACAACCCATTGAAATTGAAATTGAAGACCCTGAGTCGGTGAGTGTAAACATTGGCGGCATGGAAATTAACCTAGGTAAAGAAGAAGAAAGCCCTGAAGAATTTGATGCAAACCTCGCAGAATACCTCGATGAATCAGTCCTCCAATCCATTGTTGGAGACCTCATCTCTGATTACGATGATGACCTTGCTTCTCGCCGTGATTGGATTCGTGCTTATGTTGACGGGCTGGAATTACTGGGTTTAAAAATCGAAGAGCGCACCGACCCTTGGCCCGGAGCGTGTGGTGTCTACCATCCCTTGTTGTCTGAGGCTTTGGTCAAATTCCAAGCCGAAACCATCATGGAGATTTTTCCATCAAGTGGACCCGCCCGTACAGAAATTGTGGGCAAGGAGACCCCTGAGAAAGTGCTCTCCGCTCAACGTGTCGAAAACGACATGAACTTCATGTTAACAGATGTCATGACCGAGTATCGTCCCGAAACGGAACGCATGCTCTGGGGCTTGGGTCTATCAGGTAACGCATTCAAAAAGGTCTACTACGACCCACATACAGAACGTCCAGCGGCAATCTTTTGCCCCGCAGAAGACGTGGTAGTTCCCTACGGAGCAAGCAATATTCAGACTGCTCCTCGTGTCACGCACGTCATGCGTAAGACCGAAAACGAACTTCGCCGTTTGCAAGTCATGGGCTTTTACAGAGACATCGACCTTGGCGAACCCAACAACACCCTAGATGAAGTCGAAAAGAAAATTGCGGAGAAGATGGGCTTTCGTGCCACGTCTGACTTCCGTTACAAACTCTTGGAGATGCAAGTTGACTTAGACCTTTTAGGTTTTGAACACAAGGACAAAGATGGACAACCAACCGGAATTGCACTCCCCTACCTCGTCACCCTCGAGCACGGAAGCAACAAAGTCCTTGCCATCCGCAGAAACTGGAAACAAGGCGACAAGACATTCCAAAAGAGACAACATTTCGTCCATTATGGATATGTTCCGGGCTTTGGCTTTTACTACTTTGGTCTCATACATCTTATTGGTGCTTTTGCTAAATCAGGAACGTCCCTCATCCGTCAACTTGTGGATGCAGGAACATTATCTAATTTGCCGGGCGGTTTTAAGACCCGAGGAATGCGAGTCAAAGGTGACGACACACCAATTGCTCCCGCCGAGTTTAGAGATGTGGACGTTCCCTCTGGTGCAATTAAAGACAATCTCATGCTTCTTCCTTACAAGGAGCCAAGTCAAGTCCTAATGTCCTTGCTCAATCAAATCGTGGAAGACGGCAGACGCTTTGCCAACACCGCAGATTTGACCACCGCAGACATGAGTGCCAACGCCCCAGTGGGCACAACCTTGGCGATTCTTGAACGCACAATGAAAGTAATGACGGCTGTCCAAGCCCGTATCCATTACTCTCTCAAAGAAGAACTGCGACTCCTCAAAGTCATCATTGCAGATTTCACGCCCGAAGATTATGCCTATGACCCAGAAGACGGTGGTCGCCAAGCTAAGAAGTCGGACTATGACAATGTTGACATTATTCCCGTATCCGACCCCAACTCTGCCACCATGTCTCAAAAGGTGGTGCAGTGGCAAGCCGTGATGCAGTTAGCCCAGCAAGCCCCTCAACTCTATGACCTCGCATATTTGCATCGTCAAATGATTGATACATTGGGCATCAAGAATGCGGCGAAGTTGGTTCCGCTGACTGATGACCAAGTGCCTCTCGACCCAGTCTCTGAGAACATCAATGCGTTGAATGGCAAACCACTCAAGGCGTT